TATGTAGTGAATTACTTACCGTCTGACTGTCTAACTCCAACTCATAGGCCAGTTCTCCGCACGACCATGCATCGTCCTGCACGTTCTCGTGGGTATCGCCCATTACATCCAACACCAAACGATCAACCTCGTCCGGTGTGGGAACCTTTTTCACAGATGCTTGTACAGGGATCGGCTCCGCCGTTGAACCGTTCATAGGCTTAACACCCACGGCTCTCCAAGGGGTTCTCGCTCTCTTGTCCGGAGCGTTTGCCACAACAACATACGTCTCCATCAACCCCTCCTCTACGCGGTGCTTTTTTACAAAAATCGGGTCAAAGAAAACGCTCTCGCCCTCAGTGGTCACCCCGAAACCGTGGCCTTGTGGAAAGATGTTCTCTACATAAACTTCGTGACTTTGTATTAATCCAGTTAATTGTTGCATTGTTCCTCCTAATGCATTGTTGATGCGTCACCAGACGCTTTTCTACACTGAGCTATTACGTTGATACCCATCATCTCACGAGCGTCTTCCGGCCCGTGAACATCAATCATCATATCAACCAATATCCCAAACATGACCGGAACCATTAGGTCCGGATCACGTTTCTCATCGTGAAGTTCCGTCAGAAACTCCCCGAACCTCTCAACACAGTCCTCAAACTCTTCTTCAGACCACGCGCTCTTATCTGTAATAACGGTTACCATCATTCTCTCCTTCGTCGTAAAATGTCTCGGGCTTGCCGCAGGCTTAAACCTGCGGCTCTTGCGGCTTCCTGTACCCCAACACCCTCATCCACCAAAGAAATCAAAGCAACTGTTTCCGGACGCTTCTGCCTGCCCGAACTTTCAGATGTATGCTTCTGACCGTACTTCTGACTGCCGCCGTTATGATCTAACATGCGTTTGTTTTCCGCCGCCGTTGTGGTCAGATATTGTATTCGCCGCTCTTGTGGGGTCATTCAATTACCTCCACAGTCTCTTCTACTGCCGCTGCTACTCGCACCACGGCCCCTATCTTCTCATCGTACTCAATCGTTACTACATCCCCCGCCGTGGCCCGTTTTGACAGGCCCTTGATTGATAGAAGCTTATCGCCACGAGGACGCCGATACAGCCTGATCTCTGTCTCAGTGTATCCATCCCCGTCATCATAAACCGCTCTAACAATCTGCTTTGCACCGTTGTCTATGTTCACGTAACCTCGGTGTACCAAGTTGCGTAAGAACAAACCCACAACGCTCTTATTGGCGTCGATGATGCTCTTGTTAAGCATTCTCTGTGTGATCGTGATCTTGGCTTTCATTTCTTTCCTTCCTTCCATGAATTGTGGGCATCAACGCCCATGTTAAAAATAATCTCGTGTCGTAAATCCTCGACCAAAATATCAGAGAATACATCAACATCAGGGTTTAACTTAATGTCCTCCTCAATCTTCTTGGATATCTCAACTAACCTTTCCACAATGTAATGAGCACATACCCTAGTCATTACCCGCCTCCTGAACCGGAGACACGTTACTATCAAACGTCCTCGAATAATCCCGCGTCATAGACCGAACCAACATTAAAGCATGGCCCTCGCTCAACGCCTCAACCTCTCGAAAAATGTCCCTCGTGTCTTGGCCTCTCGTGCCATAACGTAACCAAACCTTGTACTTCATTCCCATTCCTTTCTGTCCTCTTCCTGCTCATAGCCGCGATAGTAATCCGCAACCTGATCATCGGTCATGTCAGTAATCCTTGGACCCGTGACGTTGCCCTCCGGATACCAGTGTGGGTCCGGACGCCGCCTGTAATAAGCGTCCGCACTGCCACGATCATACGGTGACTTAGGGGTCATGCGCTGACCTCCAACCCATGCTTCATGCGAACGCGCTCCAAAGATATCCTAATAATGTTAGACCAATCAATTCGTTTGGATAAGCCGATGCGCCTCGAACTTCGGTCATGCGCGGCCTGTAAATCATCAAGCAATGCAAGCTGCTTGCTGCTCAACTCATCTAAGCCCCATGATTGCGCAACGGCGTTAGATACCGCGTGACTGTCATTAATGCTTGCCCCCTCAAATCCGCAGTCATAATGCTCATCATCGATGAACAAACCAACGGCGCACATTTCACCGTTATAACAACCTCCACCGTCTTCCCCTCGGTACACGCAAGCGTCACCGTCCGCATCCAATGACGGTCCATCCATGCCCATTAAATGAGCCGATGCCTTGTTGAATATATCTTGCTGCTTCATGTCTCTGTCCCTTCATCAATGCGAACTAAGGCCGCTTCAGCTTCCCTGAAATCAGAAAAATCCTCGTCAGATATAAACTCAGAACTATGATCCACACGCCATTGAACGCGCCTAGATATCTCTTCATCCAACCATTCTGTCAGCTCAGTAAACTCTTCAAAACTCTTGACCATCGGATCAGGGTCCAAACTGTCTACCGCATACGTTAATTTCCACATGTTATATCCTCCCCGCGCTCTCAAGTTCATATTCACCGTAGTATGTGTCGTTTGTCTCAACGTCCTCACCCTCGGTCATGACAGTTGGCTCAACGTCATTCAAATATTCCACCAAGATATGGTCCTCATCCCACTCATAGCCATGCTCAGACGGGGTGCCATAGTTGTCGCGCAACCATTCTTTAACGTCCTTTGCCAAAATGTTTATCTTAATAGTCTTGGTCCTTTGCATGGTGATTGTTCCTGTAACTGTAATCATTGCCATGTTATTTCCCCCCTCTCAGGCCGCTTGCGCGACCTGACTTGTTGATTGCAAAATGTACTCAGATGCCTTCTGAGCGGCGGACGTTGCCTTGATGATGGCGTTGGGATGCTCACCCAACATGCGTATCCAAGAGTTCAAATATTTGGCATGGTCAGGGGCCGGATCAACATCGACCTTACTAATGATCGACAACATAACCGCGCCCAACTCAGCAACCAACTCCTCCATCGCATACTTGGCATCGCCAAACCGATTGCCAAACTCACGGTCCAAGCGAGACTTGTGACCCGTCCAATGAACCAACTCATGAAACGCCGTGCCATAATACCCACTTGCGTCCTTGAATTGTGAACGCAAAGGAACCGTCACACTGTCAGACCCGCGATTGTAATAAGCACGATTGCCCTGAGTGTGATGAAGCGTGGCTCCACAAGCCTCTATCAAGGCATCAGCATCAATAGCGTCTTCCCACTCCTGATCCTCCGGAGCTTGGTCCTTGATCCAATCACCGTTCCAACCCTCAACCTGATCCGCGTTAAACACATAAAATGCCTTCAACATCGGAACCGTCTTGTCCTCGTCGGTCTTCTTGTCCTTGATCTTAATCGGGCTGTAAAAAACTACAGGAATGCCAGACGATCCCTTCTTGACCTTGGCACCCAATGACTTCCACTGTTTAAACGTGCCAAAGACCGGAGAGCTATAACCTTGCAACGCGATTACCAAACCAAGGTTCATACGATTGATCCCAGTGTAATGACGCTTCTTGGCACTCAACGGCTCACCCGTTGCTCCAACCGCCTTGCGCCACGGCTTGGCCCAATCCGCACCGTGCTCCTTCATCATGCCAACAACATTGTCAGCGATATTCTTCATTAGTTCTTGCTGCTTGCTCATCTTAAACCTCCATAAATGATGATACCCTACTCATATGGCATAGTACGTTACTGATTACAAGAGTACATAAAGACCTTTTTCCAGATATTTTTTAAAAAAAAAAAAACTAAAAAAAATCCTGTAATCTTTGTAATCTTGTAATCACCCTAACAATTATCCTTTTAGAACATGGACTAAGCCAGCCCAGAGTGATTACAAGGTGATTACAATGATTACAAAACCCCTAGAAATAGTCCTTAATTGTGACACGGTACTCGCCCTCCGGTTGCGCCCGACTACTTTTAGTTGGCGTTTTCTGGTGAAATTGATTACAATGATTACAAATTGATTACACCGAAAAGGGAGCAAAATGGCACGAGAAACAGGCAAGCATCGCCCTACTTTGACAACGCGGCAAGAAACGTTTGCCAACCATGTCGCTGAAGGCATCTATACTAATACTGATAGCGCAAGGAAGTCGGGGTATGCTTATCAGCTATCCAGTAAGCAGGCGACAGTTCTGCTTAACGGGCGTGATTACCCGCATGTTGTGGAGCGCGTGAAGGAACTTAGGGAGGAGAGAGCGCGGCGTTACGGCGTGACCATGATTGGGCAGTTAGAACGGCTCTCAAAGCTATCTCGCGGGGCAGAAGATGACGGTCAATATTCTGCAGCAATCAACGCTGAAAAAATTCGCTCAGCTTTGGGGGGCTTGACAGTGGACCGGAGGGAGAATGTTAACACGATAGATCAACTATCACGCGATGAAATTGTTGGTCGGCTTACTGATCTGCAGAAAAAGTACCCGCAAGCATTCGATATAGAAGCTGAATACAAGGATGTTACCGATGAGCAAGGGACCGGAGGCGAACTTTTGGAATACAATGAGGAAATCACTGCCGAAAAAGACGTTCGCAACAAGGATTGAGAACAAGCATGGCGGGGGAATACCCGATGTACATGTAATCTGGAATGGAATACCCTTTTGGGTAGAGTTAAAGGTGTCTTCCGGTAACCGGATAAAATTAACGCCCAACCAAGTTGCGTGGAATGCAGCATATTGGGCGCGTGGCGGTCTGAATTTCATCTTGGTCAAAGACCCCAGTACCAAGTTGCTTCTTTTATTTGACGGTTGTCATGGGTCCGAGGCCCTTGATGCAGGCATCAAGAGCGGTTGCTGCAGCCGGTACGGTAGTTTTGATGAATTATTTTCGGCTCTTCGGCCTCGGATGGTCGATCGGTTATCGGAATCTTGCGGCTTCCAACCAAGTCTTGCGGCTTCCGGCGCGGAATCCACCTACTAAAACCAACAGCACATGCGACGAAGGAGCGTGTGCTGTTGGTTTTTAAAAATAGAGTGTGCGCAGCACTCAATATCTTTTCTTTGAAGCAGGCGGCGACTAGCCGCTCATTCTTAGTTCTTGAGTTATGCGGTGGCCCCTGATTGGGACCACCTGCCTTCTACCATTCCCACGGTTCGTATAGTTCTTTTGCGGCCCACATGTCTTCTTTAGACTGTTCGATGCAGTCGTTGCTTGAGCATTTAATGTGTTTGCTTTGAGTTTTGATGATCCTATGTTCACTCGCCGCGAGGTATCCCATTTGTTCTGGTTTATATTTTTGGGACGTTGCAGTCTGAATAGCTTGCTCGGGGTTATCTGCTTCATGCCATCCGAGGTCTACGACAACTCTATATTTCATGGTAGTTTCTCCGTGTGGTGGGGAGCCGAAGCCCCCCGTTTAGTTTAGTAATCTGCGCCGAAGGTTTCGTCTGCCTCCTCGAACATTAGTTGCGCTGTCTTTTCTTCCTCTCTGTCGATGGCTGACCCATCTGTCATGAGGATGTCTTTGAGTTCGCCACCTGTCAGGCCCAGCATGCCTGCGTAGGTTAGGATGGAGAGGTCAGGGTTGAGGTCGTAGTACTCCCTGATCTCGTCCCCGCAGAACGTGCCGAAGTCTATTTGATGAGCCATATTAGGTCCCTTTCTGGTTTGGATGGACGTTTTACTTGATCGAATGCTCCTTGACCGAAGAGGCCAA